TGAGATGTCCCCCGGTTATCAGGAGGAGCCGAGTGGATCGGTAAAATGTGAGGACCCGGGCTATGCCGGAAATTTTGCTAACAGAAGCGGGTTCATGAGGGTTCGATTCCCTCCCTCCGGGCTAAGTTCCAAAACCTAAAAAGAGAAATTATGAGATTTTGTTGTACCACTTTTCTGATAGATAACCGTGAGGGACCTCTATTGAGGTTCCCCACAAAATTCAAAAGCCTATGGAAATAAGATTTGGTTGTATGGCTCCTCCTTTGTCACGACAATTACGAAAGTATGCCATTGACAAAGAAAAGATGAAAGAATTTCAAAAAGATAGCGATGCTATTTCTCGTTTATACATCCGGGGTGTTATTTGTGAGACCGTGAAGGGGCGAGCTTATCGGATGTTGTATAGGAAAATATGTGCTGAAATTAAAAGTCAGGAATAAAATGAACGGAATTAATTTGGATATAAATATTCTTCGCAAGAATCTCGCTTTTATCCGTGAAGAGATCACGAGGATAACAGAAGTCAAAAAGCAGTTGGAAACTGGTCCTGGGGTGCGATCTGATGATGCTATCAAGATAATTAAAACTTACGGGGAAGTACTTTCAAATTTGAGAGCCTTGTTGAGATACGAGTATGATGCAGAGTTCGAATGGTAAGACAGGAGCAAAATAACAAAATAATTTTGCGTATGTCCCCGAAAAGATATAAGCGAAGAAACAATATCCTCTATCGTCTACGGAAGAAGGGTATTCGCTGCGTGACGAAAGAACGAACGATATTTATCCCGTACGGGAAGAATCCATACGATATACACCAGATTCGGCAACTTCTATTGGAGTTCAATTTCGTGGTTCAAGTTTATATCGAATAAATCAATTAGTAAACGATATGAATAATTTAGACTATATGTTATCAATTCTTAGAGATATGAAATTTGTTGATTTGACTTCTTCTAGTCCTAATTCTTTTCTCAAATCATTGCGTAACTCTTCTAATAATAAATCACAGTTTGCTGATTTATTTCGAGAGAAATTTATAGCAATATCACGAGATAGCTGGATTTGGTGCAATGTCCCAAATAATTGGATGTCTGCAATAGCTTTTTCAAAGTTCTTGAGAGTCAGATTATCATGCCGATTAGAAGCATTCTCGATTAACTGCCAAGCATTGATTAAGTATTGGATTCTTAATTCCTTCTTTTTATTAATAAAATCTCTTTTTTTAGATAAAGAGTGTCCGATAAACCAACTTGCAATACTGATTAAAAGAGCGGTAATACTAATTATTGATGTGATTATTGTGTCCATTATGATTGTTATTAAAATAGATAAGGCAAATTTATCAATATTTTGTAACAATAAAAATTATTGAAAATATGATTCAATTAGGTAGCAATTTGAATCATAGTAAGAGGTGATAATTATTAAATACAAACTATGAAAATCCATTATTTTTATAGAAAACCAAGTGATAATGGTTTTTACCATATAGAATTAAAAGCCTTTTTGGAGGAAAAAGAATTCTCCCGGCTAGGTGAAAAAAGGCTTAGTTTTAAATATTTAGAACAACTGAGACTATGCGTGTCTAAAGATCTACAATTTTGCGATTGTAAGCATGAATTTGGACGAGATAATTGTACCGCCCATTTTGCTCATTCTCGTAAAGAATTAACGAAAGATTTGGGGAAATGGGAGTTTTATCCCCTTGATCGTCGAAACTACGAGAGGTTTAGAAAAGTGGCATTAGAAATATACTCGAAACAACAACTGGTAAATTTTGATGATTTCAAAGGAAAACAAAAGGGTATATACCGGGTGATCATCGGAGATTAGTTCAAAAGGGAAACCGGGAATGAGATGAGACAAGAGAACGCAGATGATTTTATTCAAATGGCAAAAGATTTTGCCAAGGCTGAAAGGGAACTGGGTGTTCAAAAGTGGGTTTCTATCAGTATCGAACGTGTGGATAAGAACCGTAACAAGGAACAAATTTTCAATTATGATTTACCTCGTGAGGTTTATGAACGTTGGGAGTGGGTGGTAAACTGGAGGCGGGCTAAGCTTGTTTGTAAATACCCGAAAGATCACGTGAATTGCTATTTTAGTTTTTATGACAAGCGTTTAGGGAATAATCCAAAGTTTATTTCAGACTTGAAAACTCTGGCTTCTGCAAAAGCGCAAGTCACGAAAGTACAACGGAAAATTGATGAATATATTGTTTATAACAAGGCAAATAATTTGTTTTTTGATGAAGATACCGATGAAGACTTATTAAAAGTGAGAGAGAAACTTGCGATCAAGATGGCTAACGTGAAAGCGGCAGAAGAACGATTAAAACAAAAAATAAAACAGGTAAAGGAGAAAATGATATGAATAAGAAGATTTTTTGTGAAAAGTGCCACAAGTGGCATATTATTACTATCACGGAAGGAGAAAGGTTCGCAATTTGTCCTAATAAGCGTTGCGGGCATTTGATTTTTATCCAAGGTTATCAGTAAAAGAATATTTTTACCCACCCAATGTATCAATTAGAGAGAAAATAGTCAATAATAAACATTATGAAAGAGGATAGAGTTGAATTAGCAATAGGAGAAACTATTACAATAAATGAAGTAACATATAAATGTACAAGATGTACAAATGATCTACCGATAATAAACGAATTAATGCTCGATTTCCAATGTGGTAAATGTGAAGTGCTAAGGACTCTCGCTTGTGGTGGATTAAATTGTCAGCCAGACGATCGTAGTGATGGAGAAGAAGTCGTTTTTGTTTCAATTCGATAGTAAATAACTGATTATGCAAAAACATTGGGATAAACTTTGGGAGAAGATCGTCGAAACAGATAAGCAATTTGATGATTATCTGCAGAATTCCGGTTTGAGTGCTTCCGGAATGAAGAAAACTAAAGTTCTTGTGAAGGCTTGGAATGACCTGAAAAAATTAGCGGAGGAATTCGATCAGTTTGTTACTCCCGTGGAACCTGTTACGAATATTCTTCCGTGGGAGACATCTCAGTTTGCGGGGAAGTGGAAGTTTTGGAAGGAATATTTGCAGGAGCAACACGGGCAGGTTATGCGTTCTCGTTCTGAAAAGATGGCGCTTGAATACTTGGCGATGTTAGCGGAGGACAGCGAAGAAAAAGCCTGCAAGATTATAGATTTCTCTTGTTACTTACGGGCGAAGTCTTTTATTCTACCTCCACAGAAAAAAGAAGATAATAATAAGTTGGTAAATAACACGGAAGATGGAACTTGGTAACATTATTCAAGGCATGGAACGGGACTGTGCCAAGGAAAGAAAAAAGTTAGAGGATGAATTGTTTACACATAAGTGTATGTACTCGCTTTCTTACGAGGAGTTTTGTTGGGCTCTGACAACTAACGCTAATAATATTTTGTTGAAGCGAGGGTTTATGCATCATTTTGAGATTGATGCATCGAATCAAGAAGTTATCCGGCAGTTATTCTTGTATTTTACAGGGGATTCGGCTTGCAAGTGGAATATTCATGCCGGTATTATCTTTGCCGGTAAGGTCGGTTGTGGAAAGACGTTGTTGCTGACAGCTTATATTCTTCTTGCTAATACAATGGCTCGTAAGCAGATAACAATGTATCACGCCAACGAGTTGTGTGAGTTTATTCGGGAACAAGGTATAAGGGAGATCGATCGTAAGCCCCTGTTTATAGATGAACTTGGTCGGGAACCTAACGAGGTTGTTGATTTCGGGAATGTGAAAAAGCCTATCGTGGATTTGTTGGCGAAACGTTACGAGCGGGGGGCAAGAACTTACGCGACCACGAATTTTAAACTCCAGAGTCTTGAGGAAAAGTATGGGCAATATATTGTTTCCCGGCTTCGGGAAATGTGTAATTATATACTCCTTCCCGGTGACTCAAGACGATTAATAAATCAAATTTAATTCTATTATCATGAAAACAGAAGTTATTAAGATTGAAAGCGGGATGATTGAATGTCCCGTGGTGAATGACCAACGTTACGTGGCTATAAAGCCAGTGTGTGAAATTTTAGGGGTATCGTATCCTGCTCAAACCGAAGTGTTGAAAAATCATCCTATTTTTAATTCAAATGTTAGGTTAATCGAAACAGTTGGAGGTGATGAGAAGCGTAGAGAAATGCTTTGTATTTCCTTAAAGCGTTTTTTTGGATGGATCTTTACCATTCATCCGAATAAGATAAAAGAGGAGAATAGAGAAAACTTGATAAAATATCAGACGCAGATCTGTGACTTGCTTTACGAGAAGTTCGTGGAAGAACCAGAGTTCTATAAAATGAAGAGTGAACAAAAAGAGAAACTCCGTGAACAACTTGATTTGATCGATGAATCTCGAGAAAAACTTCGCAAACAATTGAAGAGTGTTGAAAATCTTACTTGGGAGGATTTTAAAGCAAGTAATCGCCAGTTACAAATTCCTTTCTCTGAATAAAAAGACTAATCCATGATCGCAGTTATAAAAAATATTCGTATGTTTGTGGTGCATTCCATACTTAGAGGCGGGCAGACCCGTCAAATATCAGCGGGTATTTTTTATACCTGTGCTGATCATATATACGGTTTCGTACCCCCGTGTAGAGTCTTAATGGACCTACTGCCTCTAAGGTGGAATGCAACGGGAAAGGCGGAACCGTTTTTTTATTATAATTTCCGTCAGTTTAGAACAAATAAATCTGTTATGCATTCCACAGAGAAAACTTGTTCCGGGGTGAAGTATAGTACCCTCGTATCAACGGATGACGCACGACAAGCGTTTCAAGAGAGATTTCCGTTAGTCAGGAAATTGAAAGTAAAGCATCGTAAGTATTATTATTTCGCTCACGCCGTGTATGGTGAGCGGAAATTGTTTTGTCATGCCTACAAAAGTTGGGAGGCTTTGTTCGTTAGGTTTGCCGCAGAGTACGCGGATAAAGTGTTATCGGTAGATGTACCATGAGAATGAACTTTCGGGATAAAACCAAAGATGGAAAATTGTAGTGCATAAAATTTGATATATGGCTAGAACATTAAAAACAACGAAAACTCCCAGTATTGGAACCACGGACAAGGTAACGCTTGTCCGTGAATTCTTGGAAGAGAACTACGAGATCCGGATTAACGAGTTTGACACGTCGAAATCTTATATCGTGTCTAAAATAAAACAATACGATCACTCTATTTCTTTTAACGATATATACTTGCATCTTTTGGAGGAAGGCATTTCCGTGGGAACGAATGTGCTAAAGATGATTCTTACTTCCCCGAATTACAGCAAGACCTGTAACCCGGTTGTTGATTATTTCGAGAATATAAAAGGAAAGTACCGGGGAGAGAGTCAGATTGACATCTTGTGTTCGCACATAAAGGCTCGGGAGTTTGAAGATCAGCCCGAGGGGTATTACCAGCAGCGGGCGACCTATATAATAAAAAAGTGGTTAGTGTCAGCCGTGGCCTGTGCCTTGGGGATACGACCGAATGATGTTGCTCTTGGGCTTGTTTCGGCTCACGAGGGGATCGGGAAAACATGGTTTTTCGAGTTCCTTGTTCCAGATGAGTTGAAGGAATATTACAAGGCTTCAGACAAGGATCCGGATATCTTCGATATGACGAAAGACTTCACCCGGAATTTCATGGTCAATTTTGATGAACTGGTTGGGATAACGAAAGCTAGGGCGGATATGTTCAAGAAGGTGATGTCGGCCAAAAAGCTATCAATAAAACGCCCGAGAGAAGAGTTTTCACAGCTTGTTAATAGAATAGCCTCGGCAGCGTTTACCTCGAACAGAACGCCGGAAATGGGCGGATTTTTACAAATGGAAATGGGATTGAGAAGATTCGGGATTATCGAGATAGACGGGATAGATATAAGCTATTCTCAAAAGGTCGACGTGGATCAGCTTTGGGCTGAAGCGACCATGTTGCTCGAGCAGGATTTTGATTACGTGTTCAACACGGATGATTATAATGCCTTCAAAGAATTTAATGTACGATATTTGGTTCAATCATCTTCTGCAATATTGGTAAACTTGCATTATGAACGACCGGAGTCCGAATCCGATGGAACATGGATGATGGCTTCCGAAATACTCAAGGAGTTGAAACAGCACAAAAAGATTCTCATGAGTATGGGCTTGATTAACGAGATCACTATCGGGATGGCACTTACTGCTCAAGGTTTCTTGAAAAAAGGAATTAAAGAGAAAGAAATTGGTACCAGATACAAGTATTTAGTCAAATCAAAGTTATAAATCACTATTTACGTGCCTTGTTACGTATGTATATAATTATTTTTCAAATAATTATCTTATTCCTTATAAGGAATATATATTTATGTCCCGTGAGCAATCAAAAAACAAAGTTAGCTTACAACCCTACAACCTTACAACCTTTTGCTTGTAAAGCCTTACGGGACGGGAGTTGTAGAGGTTGTAACTCTTGTAAAACTATAAAAAATGCAGGGTTACAACCACCTACAACCATGACAAAAAATGATGTAAAAAATCAACCCAACAACCGTGTAATGTATTGTTGATGAGAAAAATAATACCTGATTGTTGGTTGTAGGCATATATATGATTACATTTACAGTTAAATGACTTATTCGATATGGAAGTGACAACGAAAATTAAATTGAAGCCTTACTTGAGGGAATTCTTGATCGCTAAATTTGGGGAAGAGCCTATCCGCTTTCCGGAGAACTCCGATTTGCTTGCATTGATACACGTTTTAAGGATAAAGCCTCCGAAACGTGATGTTGTTCAAGATGACGTGAACACGGAGATCGTGATTCCTTATCAACGTTTGGGACGGGATCCACGAACCTATAATTATCTCGGGAAAAGGGCTCAGATGGAATTTCAGAAACGAGTGCATACGTTGTTTTGCATCACGTTGAATGACTACGTGGCACATAAAGTTCACGTGGAGCAATTCGAGTGGCAGGCGGCGATCGAGTTGTTTGCCGAGGAATACCACATCGAGTCGATCACGACAGACGGGTTAAAGCAAAAGAATTATCGGGATCGGAACGGGAAGAGGTTTAAACGAGAAAACAGGTTTAAACATTAAACTAAGTTAAAATAATACTTTTTTCTTACGACATTTGGGATGGAAAATTTATATAAATGTCACTTGTATGTCATTTGACTGTATATATTTGGGTGCATTTTTATGTAATGTTTTAATTATCAGATATATGAATAAAATTTTGTGTAACAGACTAGAATTTTGCTTTCTGCATGAAGTTGACGTTACTTATCCCGGTACGTGTAAATTGAAAAATGGATATAAATTTCATTATCTGCCAACGGATGAAGTTGAATTGACGATTTCAAACAAGATATCGGATCCGGGAGCGTTGAAAACGGAAATGGTGAAAATAAAGACTGGGGCGGATTGTGCGTTTCTTACCCGAATTCCTACTGCTCGAGTTATTCTTGTTTTAACTACTTCAGAAAATGAGAAATACATAGTCGGCTCAACTCAATACCCGGCAACTTATACTTACCAAGAAAAGATTCCGGTGACGGAAATAACATTCACGGCGAATTCTTGAATTTAGACCACCGCCAAAGGTGGTCTATACATTATAGTCCTTTCTTTTCGCCTTTATTCCAAATAATATTGTGTAACAAAATAAGTTACACATGAACGAATCTCTTCTGATTGAATTATGCTCATCCGATTGGGCGATCTCGGAAACGGCTGCCGCTGTTTTGGAGCGGACAGTTATTCGAATGCTAAATGATTCTACGTATAAAATAGACCCGGTAGACGTACCCATTCGGGCAAACATGAATGCCCTAGTGAATATGGATGGTGATTCGGGAAATCCTTTTGATAGTTTGGAGCAAGATAGCGTGGCTATTATTCCACTTATCGGGATTATGACAAAATATTCTTCATGGTACCGTTACGGTTGTGACGAATTGGCGAATATTATTCGATTGGCAAACGCGAGTGATAAAATTTCCGGGGTAGTGTTGTACGCTAACTGCCCGGGGGGTGATATCCAAGCCGTCTTCCAGTTACAGGATGCGATCACTAACATGACAAAACCGATCGTGACATTAACTGATGGCTATTTGTGTTCTGCCGGGTTATGGGTTGCATCATACACGGATCATATTTTTGCTTTAAATGCAATGAACGTGATCGGGAGTATCGGGGTGATGTACACGATTTACGATTATTCCGCTCAAGATGAAAAATACGGGATTAAATCAACCACGGTTTATCCCCCGGAAAGTAAATGGAAGAACCTGCCCGAACGCGATATGACGAAAACAGAGCCGGACGATACGCTTTTAATCAGGGAACGCTTATCCCCTCTTGCCGTGCAATTCCAGAATGTAATCAAAGAAAATATTCCGGATTTGGATTTAAGTGTAGAGGGTATAATTGAAGGTCGGGATTTTTACGCTAAAGATGCACTTCAATATCATTTTATCGATGGTATCATGAATTTGGCGAGTGTAGTGGAATTCGTGAAGAACGAAGCCCGAAAACGAGAGTCTATTTTATCAACGTTTTAATTTATTATATATGAAAGAAAGAGTTAAACAACGGGTGCAGGCAGTGCTGGCTGCTCTTGGTTTTATTACGAAAGTGAAGGAAAAAACAATGACCAATGATGATTGGAGTCAGTTTTATGCCAATTATAAAGCACAATTTGGCATCACCTTGGAGGAAGATAATGCCATTGCCGATGAACCTCCGGCTGCTCCGGAAGCTACAACAATTAGTAGCGAGTTACAACAAGAGGTTGCGACGTTTATCGAGGGGTTGTCTGGGAGTCAGGGAGAACAGCATGATGAACCGTTGACAATGGAAAGCATGATCCGGGCAATGATGGGTGCGATTACCACGATGCAAAAACAACCGGAAAGTTCTGCTCCCGTGACCGTGGTTAAAGCAGATGCAAAGGTGTTACCTGTTGTTTTGGGAACTTGCGCTCATTCTGACACTCATCTGTTCGGGATAGAGCATCCTATTTTTGCTAAATCTGCTTGGTATAATCAGGTTATGGCAAATCGCAAGCTGCATGATTCCGCTTTAACGACAGAGGAAGTGAATGCTTTTTCAGAATCTTTCCGTGACTATACGCGTAGTATCACGGCTCGTGTTCAAGAATTACATATAAGTAACCAACTTGGATTGTTGGACTATAAAACAATGGCGGCAGGACAGTTCGCGATTGACTACGGCGAATTGAAGATCGAGTTCGGGAAAGAATACCTCACTCGACGTCAAGATATGATTATCGCGTACTTGCGTACACTCAAAACGGTAGACCATATTTTCCCGTGGCGTTCGGGCATTCAAGATGGCGAAATAATCCCGACGGCATTCTTCGGGGAGTTCTCCCAAAGGTATCAAGCCGGAGAGGTCTTCAAAGGATCCGCTAAAATATCTCAAGAGATTGCTCGGGTGTCAGACGTGATGATCAAGTACAAGTTCGAAGATCTGATCGCTCTTGAGAAGCAATACATCGGGTACTTGAATAAGGAAGGATCCGATGTGATGAAGTGGACGTTTATTGAATGGTTGCTTGTTTATATCTACAAAGCTATGTTCAACGAGCAGGTTCGTCGACGTGTGGTCGGGGTGTTGGTCCCGGTTCAAGAAGGTGTTGATAACCCGGCGATGTTTGCCGCGGATGGCGTGTTGCGTGCGATTGAACGGGTGGAGGAAGATATGAAGGTTTTGCCTTACAAGAACCTGAAAACGTACACGCAGGCGACGATCGTGGATTACGTGGAGACGTTCTTCGAGGAAGTGAACAAAATTCTGCCCTCGTTGGATGGCATGAAGTTGTACATAAACGAGAAGCATGTACCTTGGTACCGTCAGGGGTTCCGGAGTAAATATGGTACGGACACTGATTATGCCGGACCGAAAATGCAGGCAATCGATTACTCTCTGGAACAATTTGTCCCGGTTCCGAACATGGACTACAATGACTACAAGATGTGGATCACTCTTCCCGGTAATATAGAGTCGCTTCAACACCTGCCGGGAGAAATGTATAACATTTATTTCGAGCGTCGTTTGGAGGCTCTGTTGGCAATGGGACGATGGAAAGAGGGCGCTGCCGTGAACATGGCAGGGTTGCAGTGCGAGTCTGAAACGGAGTTGGCAAAGACGAAACGTAAATTGCAGTGGATCTTCACGAACTTCCCCGTGACGGAGCTTGTGGCAGATGCGACAGAAGTCGATGGAAACTTGAACACGCAGTTCATTACCGGGAAGAACACGAAAGCCACTGCGATTACAGCGATAAACGATGCTCCGGCAGACCGGGTGGTAAAGATCATTTGTGGTGATACGGCGAACGCAACCACTATCGCGAAAAGTGGAAAGTTCGAGAAGATCTCGGCTGCATGGTCACCGACAGCAGTAGGTGATTACATTAAACTTTATCAAGAGTTACATGTGGTAACGAAGACTATCGGTGGCAAGCAGATCAAGGTCACGGAACCGACCGGAAATTGGCTTGAACTTGAGCGTAAAGTTACGGCGTAGTATATAATGAGGGCTTTTTGCCCTCTTTTATAACATTTAATTTGAAAAGAATATGGCGATAAATGTAAATAACCTGCAGGCGAGTACTTCTCAAGATAAAATTCCTGCAATCAAGTACCGGATTTACTGTGCTAAAAAAATGGATATCGATTGGGATAAGTGGGATAAAGCGACGGATGGAGTCATAAAAAAATTGCCTATTTTAGCGGGTAAGTGTTGTTCGTATATTGATTGCCAAGCGAATTCCGTAAAACCTAATGCGGCAACTGTTGGAGAGGTTGCCCCTCAAGGACAACTTACAATAAATTGCAGTTACGAGGGAATAACTCCCGAAGCGCTTCAATTTATCTACAATAATAATGGAGAAGAGTTTGTCGTGATCTGGGAGAACTGTCTAACCGGTAAGAAATTCATCGCCGGTTCCCCGTGTAGCTGTTTGAGGCTAAGTTACGAGTCTCTTGGCGTTATTGATGATTGGCAGGGTGCCAACTTGAAGTTTGTGGGGGCGGCTTGTCCTGATCCGTTTTGGTTTTTCGAGGGGGATATTCCGCTTGAGCCAGTTGCAGAACCGGGAGTATGATAAATCAAAGGTGTCGTTTCCGGCACCTTTTTTAAAATAAAATACTATGTACACATTTGAAGAGAAAAATAGAATTATAATCCAGAGTGCCTCTGCAGAGCATTTCGAGAAAGATAAAGCTTTGTTTTTCAAACATTGTTCAAACCCTAAACTCGAGAGGGATATTCAGCGTGCGAATGCTTTTACTTACGCGAAGGTCGATGGACAGATGTTGAGCGAGCTATTAAATAAGTTGACTTTAGAGGAAATACTCGCTAATCGAGTGGGAGAGGTTAAAAGTTCAAGCAAGAAAAAGCAATCGACTTCATCTAAAAAGAAAGGTAGTGGTTCAAAGGGAAATAAGCGACCTCGGGAGAATAAATCTAAGCCGGAAAACAAGACCGTTGCTCCTGTTGAAAGTGATAAAAAAAAAGAACCAAACGGGAAGAGTTCCCCGGAATAGCGTGGGATAACAATTCGGATCCGAACGTGCAAACGTGTATTATCCTGTATGACGAACGTATAAACCGATACCGACGTATGCAGGATATTTCTGTTTTGTTAGATACAGAGCCGACGCCGGAGCTTTGTGCCGAGATGGTGGAGTGTGATATATTGCAAAGGCAAGCGCATGAGGAGTTATGTGCCTATGACAAACACAAGAAATTTTTATACAAACATCCTCTTACGGTTAATAGACAAAAGATTGCGACTTATGTTATTAGAATGGAAGAGATGCGTAAGAATCAACCGGAAAAGTTTCAAAATGAAATTACTAATCTAAATCAGAATATTCGCCGTATTGAAAGCAATATTCGCCATAAGAAATATAAAGACGCGAATACGCTCGAAAGTTGGAAAACAAATCTTGAACTCGCCAAAGAAAAACAGAAAATAATAAATAATTTACTGTAATATATCAGCCTCTTTTTAGAGGCTTTTTTTCTGTCGGAATTATTGCGGAAAAGTATAGAAACAGGGGAAAAAGTATCCGATTTTAAGGAGTTGATATTTTGTTGATACTCATGTATTTGATTGTTAGAAATGTACGATTTTCATGGAAAGGAATAAATACAATGAATGTAAGTTAATCCCAAACCGCTGAGGGTGGGCGGATGTAATGCAAAATCTCAAAAAGGGGGTAATATGATTTCGTGTTGATAATAAGGAATTTGATGCTTTTAGTGTAATCTATTGAAAATTGTTTGTTCCGGGATAGAATTGTTGAATAAAGTGTTCGATTTGAAATCGTCCTTTCTGATGGGGTGGTGACATACTACCTTGCTTTAAAATCTCAAGCAGCATGGAAAAACTATATTGGATAACAGAGCAACGTCGGGTGCGAGAACTTATTCCACTCGACTTTAATCCCCGGAAGGTAAATGAAGATAAGCAACGTAAACTTATCGAGAGTATTGGGACGTTTAATTTGGTGGAGATACCAGTAATCAATAAGGACAATCGAATTATCGCGGGGCAACGTAGGTACGAGGCTCTTTGGTTTGCGGGCAAGCAGGATGAATTTATTGACGTGCGAGTACCTAACCGGATGTTGACCGAAGATGAAGTTAAACGTTACAACTTGATATCTAACACTCATGCCGGGGAGTGGGACTTGGAGAAGTTGGAAGAGTTCTTTGCCAATATCGATTATAAGGACATTATCTGCGAACTGCCGGAGATATCCGCGGAACTTCCTTCCACGGATATGGTAACAGCCAAGCCAGAAGAAACCAAAGAGATTCTTGAGGATGAATTTGACGAGGGGCCAGTTGCGGATCCGGTAACAAAGCCCGGGGATTTGTACGAGCTTAATGAACATCGGCTACTCTGTGCGGATAGTACTGATATGTATGCAGTGAGAAGACTCATGGATGGTAAGTTAGCGCAAATGGTGTTCACGGATCCTCCATATAACGTGAAAGTAGCTGATATCGTCGGTTTGGGGAAAATCAAACATGATGAATTTAAGATGGCCTCGGGGGAAATGAATAAATCACGTTTTACCCGATTCTTGGAAGACGTTATCATGAATCTCATTAAGTATAGTAAAAATGGCTCTATTCATTACATTTGTATGGATTGGAAGCACGTGAACGAGTTGTCCACTGCTGGCAAATTGTACCAAGAATTTAAGCAGCTTATTATTTGGGTAAAAGATAACGGGGGGATGGGAACGTTTTACCGTTCTCAGCATGAACTGATTTTTGTCTACAAAAACGGTAAGGGGAAACATATAAATAACTTCGAGTTGGGACAAAATGGACGATATCGCACGAATGTTTGGCAGTTTGCCGGGATGAACTCTGTGGGTAACAAGGAAAGGGATGCCTTGGAAGATCATCCTACTGTTAAACCCGTGAAACTCGTGGCGGATGCGATGTATGACTGTAGTAAGGAGGGAAATATTATACTTGATCTTTTTTTAGGATCCGGAACTACGATTGTTGCGGCAGAACAAACGGGGCGGGTATGTTTCGGGCAGGAAATGGATGAGAAGTACTGCGACACGATAATTCGCCGTTATTTACGATTTATGAAGCAATATGGACACCCGGTTACGATAAAACGGAATGGTGTGGTCTTGGAGTCTGCCGAACTTGCTAAATTCTTGTAATATGTACGATGAGTCTTTCCTAAATAAAATCAGTAGTTTCGGGGTTCTCGGGTATTCCGTGGAGAAAATAATTTTTCTCGTGGATCCGGAAAATCCTGAGGCTTTAAAGCGGGATATCGAGACTCCGGGAACTGATGTTTACAAGGCGTATTGGAAGGGGAAAACCACTGGTGAATACACGATGGATAAAGTGCTTTTTGATAAGGGAACCAAAGACCGGGATACAGATGCAAACGAGAGAATGAGGAACCGTATGCAGTTGGATAAAATAAACGATAAAATAAACGAGAGTTTCGGGTTATGAGTTTACAACAGTTGCAAAAACTTCCACTTGCCGTGGTGCAACGTTTTCTTGATATTCGTGATGCAAAAGCGGTGGGGATAGGTCCGGCTTTGGCCGAGTATATTTTGCAGGTAAATTTTGCCTCGAACTTGCATAAAAAATATGCTTCGATCACGGAATGTGCCAAGAAACTACAGCAAGAATATAAAGAACTTTCAATACATACCTGTCGACAGAGGATTTACGATGCGATTAACTATTTTAATTGTGATTGTAACGTGACCTCGGAGGCGTGGAATAATTATTTCGCGGATCAGATGATGTCGCTGCGAGACGTGAATTTGGTTGCCCATAATTTCAAAGAGGCCCGTTTGTGTATGCAGGAGGCTCGTAAGTATCGGATAGAAGCATCAAGCAATATTATTGATCCTCGCTTAAAAGAGTTTAAACAACAACTTGTTTCCCCGGACCTCGAAATTGAGCGTATGGGAGTGAAGAAACAGGGCTTGTTGAAGGCTTATGAAAAAGCGAAAGAGATTATAAATTCTCGGGATATTCCGGAGCATGAGAAAAAGCGGTTGATAGAGGAAGTTGAACGAGAACTAAACGTTCAAGACATTGAATATGAAGAAGAGCAAAGTTGAATCCGATATTTTTAACCAAAACTACCTTTCGGTGGTTCAAATCTTGATGAAACTTGCGGATCCCACTTTCTTGTTCGGGGAAGTCGGACGTGGATCCGGCAAGACCACGCATATGCTTTCCCCACGGGTCGATCGGGTTCAAAATGATATGCCGGGAGCGGTTCTTGTGCTTGGAGCATCAACTTACAAGTCTATTTTTGATAATATTCTTGCCGGGTTGATCGGCTATTTTCAAGAGAATTATATCCGGGGTATCTATTACGAGGTCGGGAAAGAACCTCCCCGGCACTTTAAACCATGTACTACCTTTATTGACGACTGGCGGCATACGGTGAGTTTTCATACCGGAACGGTGATCCAGTTCGTGAGTTGCGATCGGCCGGAAAGTATGCTCGGGAAAAATGCGGCACACCTTTTCATTGACGAGATGCTCCGGATCCCGGAAGATAAATTCACGGAGCGCATTATTCCGGCGCTACGAGCTGATCGGTCAAAATTTGGACACTCGCATTATTTTATGGGGATCACGGGTTTTTCTTCTACCCCGAACTTCGAAACGGATGAAGATTGGTGGACGAAGTATGAAAAAGACGTGGACTGGGATTTGATTGCTTGTATCCAAGAAATGGCATACGAGTTGGATATCCGTTTGGCCGAACTTGAGATTGCCAAGAAAGAATTTAACGAAGATGCAATAAAACAGCTCACGAGATTTGTAGAAAGGTGGGGTTCTCGAATTAATTCTTTTCGAAAGGGAGAAACCTATTATCTTCGAGCATCTTCTTTTTCTAACCTTAAAATTCTGGGTATAGATTATATTATCAATCAGGTGAAGTCAATCAAAGACGAGGACAAACTTAATACATCCATATTCTCCGTGCGGAAGCAGAAGGTGAAGGATATGTTTTTCGGGAAGTTTGGTAAGGAACATGTTTTTGATGACAGTTACGTGTATAATCTCATTGATACTTTTTCGGCAGATATGCAGCTTGAGGAATCGAGTCGTAATTTAAAATATTGCAATTCCAATATGCCTTTGTATGCGGGCTTTGATCCGGGACCGTTTATGTCGATTGTTTTTGGACAGAGACAGCATGGACGACCTTCTACCTTCCGGGCGATAAAGAACTTTTGGGTGATCCATCCGGAGCAACACGAGGAACTGGCAGAGAAGATCGATACGTTTTTCAAGTATCATCGGCGAAAGGAAATATTTTTGCACTATGACCGGGCGGCGAATCAGAATGATCCCCATTACCGGAAGTATTATCCTCTAGCGACGGATTTGAACGATACGGATGCAATTCTTCTGCAGAAAGCTCTTGTTAAACGGGGATGGAGCGTAAAGCTAATGTCGCTGAATCAATCAACCATATATCATCACCAACATTATCGCCTCTTGAATATCTTATTCAGTAAGCCGGATGGGCGCAGAGATAATATTTTAATTGATAGAAACGAGTGCGATGCTTTGATAAGTAGTATAAATCATTCCCCGATCAAACGAACTGATGGACGAGTTCAGTTAGACAAATCTTCAGAGAAGGAATTAGAGTATAAGGATCAGGCGTATTATTCAACTCAAATTGCAACGGCTTTTCTCTATTTGTTATGGGGAGAATATAAACACTTGCTTCCTGAAGATTCCGGAGGAAATATGGGGTATTCTGGTACTTATTCGGGTAGTTAACGTGAATTTTGATAGGTATTTGGAAGTAATTTAATCAAAAATGTAGCCATGGGGATTATAATTTTAATAAGTCAATATGTTGATATTCAAGATTATGCATATTTGACCTTAGAAGTAAGAAAAGTATTTCTTTTTTCGTATTTTTGTAACGATGAAAAAGAAAAAAGAATATATAGGAATTGATATTTTTTCTGGGGCAGGAGGTCTCAGTTTGGGAGCTATATGGGCAGGTATAAAAATTCCATATGCGATTGAAAAGGATTTAAGCGCAGCACAGACATATAAAACAAATCATCCTGATACAAACGTTTTAACTCAAGATATAAGAGAAATAGATCCTTTGACATTGGATGTTAAAGAACCTTTTATTGTTTTTGGAGGACCTCCATGCCAGGGTTTTTCTCTTTCTAATACACAGACTCGTACTTTAGAAAATGATAATAATTCGTTATTTAAAGAGTTTATCCGTTTTGTCGATTTATTACAGCCGAAATGGTTTTTATTTGAAAATGTTGAGGGTATATTAAGTTTCAATAAAGGAGAAACTGTTAAGCAGATACAAAAATGTTTTGAGGATATAGGATACAAAATTGTGTTTGATGTTTTAACTGCATCTAATTTTGGAGTTCCTCAAAATAGGAATAGATTTATAATGGTTGGTAATAGATGTGGTATTGATTTTTGTTTTCCTACAAGAAAGAGGAAAAGTGTATCTGTTTGGGAAGCAATTGGAGATTTGCCAGAATTAGAAAACGGGCAAATGGCAGATGAATTACCCTATTCCGCAGAACCTTCTCCTTATGCTAAACGAATGAGAGGTAAGAGTAAATTTGCCACACAGAATTTTGTTTCTCGTAATCAAGAATATGTTCTTGAAAGATATAAATATATCAAACCTGGACAAAATTGGCAAGCTATACCTGAACACTTGATGACAAATTATAAAAATAAAAATAACTGTCATAGTGGAATCTATCGACGCTTAGAACCCGATAAACCCTCTATTGTTATTTCTAATTATAGAAAAAATATGTTGATTCATCCTTTCCAAAATAGAGGTTTGTCTGTGAGAGAGGCGGCACGATTACAAAGTTTTCCAGATGATTTTATTTTTGAAGGAACGATAATGTACAAGCAGCAACAGATTGGTAATGCGGTTCCTCCATTAATGGCAAAAGCAATATTTAAACAAATAATTAAGACTGATGCCGGAAAATAATTTAGATACATTTAAATTTAGATTTGATGTTAGTGCATATCGTCTATTAGGACGAGAACTCATAACAGATAGAGTGACAGCAATTTTTGAGTTAGTTAAAAATTGCTATGATGCAAATGCAAATGAGGTTTCTGTAGATTTTATTGATATTAATCCTCGTTCAATATCTAGTAAAATTATCATTAAAGATGATGGTATTGGTATGACATTAGAGGATATTCAAAATAAATGGATGGTAATAGGAACCAGTAGTAAGAGAAGAAGTCCATATTCGCCAGCTCCTTATAATAGACGAGTCGTTGGAAAAAAAGGTGTTGGACGCTTTGCTGTTGACAAACTAGGTGCGAAATTAATTTTAAAAACAAAAAAGAAAGGAGAACCACATCTTTCCTGTTTAGAAACAGATTGGTCATATTATGAGGTACTGGAATCAAAACAATTGAAATTAGATTTCGAAAATGAACAAAAATATTTTACAGACATCGAGAATAAGTATTGGTTTGAAGAAGCTCCTTCTGATGCACAAGGAACTATATTAGAAATATCGCTTATAAACGATGTCTGGACGGATCTTGACATTAAGCGAGTATATAAAGAGTTAGGAAAATTAATTGTACCGGGAAAAACGTCAAAATATCCTTTCCAAATAAAAATTAATTCTAATACTTATAAGGAATTTACTAATAAATATGTTGAAAGTTTCACAGTCGATTTTGCCACATTGGTTGTTGATTTAGGGTATGATTTAGATACTTCTAAACAAGAGGTGTTGAAAATTGTAGATGGACAATTGATTAATTATCCTACAGAAAAAAGACCTTGTGGATTCGTGAAATTAAAAATGTTTTATTTAGACCGTAATGCGAAAGAAAAATTTAGAAAGACATATCCTAATGAAGTAATTGATGGAATTAAAGTTTATAGGGATGGTCTTATCGCAACACCTTTTGCTGAATATGAAGCTCATCCAGATAAGCAAAAAGATTTGTTCGGAATTGATAAACGCAGATGGTCTGCTTTCTTTGATAAAATTAGTAATCGAGATTTGTTAGGATGGGTCGAGATTTCTGAGGAATTAAATCCTGATATTATTGATGCAACCAATCGTCAAGATTTTGTTGACAATGAAGCTTGGAATGAATTGAAAGCATTTGTAATAGAGCAAATTCAGAGAATTGAAGATTATTTGAAAGTTCAACGTGATAATGATAAAGTTCGTTTGTATGGGGGATTTGCTGATGCAAAAGAAGATTTGACCTCAATTAGAAAAAAATTGAATATAATTAAAAGCACCTCTCCTGATATTCAGAAACAAATAGATGCGGTAGGAAAAGATTTAATTAAAATACAACTAACAGTAAATAAGGGTATAAAAGAGTATAAAACGCTTGAAGAAGAAACGAAACAAAAAGAAGATTTATTGTTTAGTTTGGTTAGTTTGCAAACTTATGCTTCAATGTTATCCCATATTACAAGGACTTCTATTGGTAAGATTTTGCGAAGAGGTGAATTCCTTGAAAAGTGGATTCCTGATCCTAAATATAATGAATTGTATAAAATTTATGGACATGAAATTTTCTTGGAAATGAATAATTTAGATAAGGCTGTAGATTTTATGTTGAAGTATGCAAAAGATGGTGAAAATCTAGAAGAATTCAATATAAAAGAAACGTTGGAACATATATTCAATGTTGTCTATGTTGACATATTTCATTCCATGAATATAGAAGCGACTTTAGAAATAAACAAAGATCTAATTGTCAAGTATAATTTAAAATCTTTTGAAGATATTATAGACAATCTTTTAAGTAACTCCTTTAAATTTTTGCGTAATAAAGATGGAGAAAAATTGATAAAGTGTTCCGCAATTGTTGAGAAGAATTCATTTGTAATATATTTTTCTAACAATGGTCCCAATATTGAAGAAAAAGATCGAGAACGAATTTTTGATGTATTTTATACAACTACAGCAGATTTAGGGGGAGCAGGTTTGGGACTGTTTATAGTGAAATCAAGAATAGAAGCTCTAGGTGGAAGTATTTCTGTTGTTTCAAATGAATTTTTACCAACTGGGGCTACATTTAAAATAGAATTACCTTTTAAATAAATACTTATGAAAAGTAGTGATTCAATTATTGTTATTATTGAGGATAATAAAAGTTTAGATCACGAACCTTTTATTATAGAATGTAGGGATATATATAAGGATGTGTTGTTTTTTACAGAGCCGGAAAATGCTCTTCAATATATTCGCGATAATTTGCAAGAAAGACTAATCGTATTACTTGATATAGCCTTTCCGGCAAATAGTCCGGATGGTCATCAAGTATTGGAGAGTATTCGCCAATATTCATATTTAATTCCTGTAATAATATGGACGGGAAAAGATGAAGATCGGGAAAAGTTCGCAGATTTGATTAATAATAAGTCGTTTGCATATATAAAGAAAAGTGCATCAACCGAGGAAATTCTTAAGGTATTTGCTGAAGCAGATACACAACTAAATTATGATGTAGCTTCTGCCCTCAGTGAATGGATTGAAACTCACACAAATGATGAGAAGGAACGTCCATATATTATTACAATGGATGGGAAACAGTATTCACTAAATGATATATTAAAAGCTTGTAGGTGTCAGGATGAATTGGGACTTATATTTACCCAAAAACTGTTAAGATTGACCATTGATTTATTAATGAGGAATAAAGAAAGGTTTAATGATTAAAGCATTATTAATTCGGGATAATCTAGATGTAACTCTTGGGGATTTTTTTGAGTTATGTTATACATCTATTTTTAATGAAATTAATGATAAGGAAAATATTCATTGTCGTTCTATCGAAAGTCGAGCCTTGAATCAATTAAGTGTAACTATGATAGCCGAGCAAATGTATGAGAGTCCTTATCTTTTTGCCTCGTTTACTCATGGAGCTCCTAAGCAATTATTGAAATCTGCTACAGAACCGTTTATTGAAGTTGGTGTAAATCATTCTATATTATCAAATTCATTTGCATATTGCCTTGCATGCCAAGCAGGAACTGAATTAGGGCGAACGATTGTTGAGGATGGTGGGTTGTGTTTTGTGGGTTATAAAAATGATTTTATTATACATACTGGTTATAAAAATGTATTTGCGGAATGTGCTGTATCTGGTTTTAAAGCCTTTTTGAATAATGGTACAATAAAAGAATCTGTAGATATAATGCTAGATACTTACACGCATTACATAGATGAGTTATATATGGACAATTTCTTCATTGCTTCAGTGTTGAATGCTGATAGAGATGCTGTCGTGATTCATGGAAATTCAGATTTAAAAATTGATGATTTCGTCTTGAATAATTAATATATAAATTTATTCCTGGAATAGTGATACCATTTTTGCGCTATATATCAATTTTTAGCGTGAAAATGGTATCATTTTTACAGACTATTAGTCTTATTTTCCTAGATATTTCCTATCTTTGCAGTGCTAACAACATTAATTAAAGTATTTCATGGAAAGTTTTATCTTCAAGATATTGAGGCAGCATATGGGTGCAAGTCCCAAGACTTATCAGCTTTGGTTGATGTTGTTAGCAGTGACTGCCTCTTTTTTAATATTTATCTATCAACTAATTTGTTATGCTAACAACAAAAGTCGAATTCGCATCTACGGTTGCGGAAATCCCAACTCTTCATGGGATACAGAAACAAGAGGAGAAAGTGAACTACTACAAGGAACTATTCCTGCAAAATTTGGCTTCTAAAAATATCGAAGCCTATCGTAAGACTTGGGCAAAGGCTCGGGCTGAATTATCTCGCATGAAAATGGAATATCACTTTGCCGGAAAGGAGGTGAATCATGTGTAAACCTATCGAAAACATGAAGGTTGATAATGCTGTAATTACGGCACGTGTTGCGCATTATCTTGGGTGCTTGCAAGCGAATAATAACGAAGACTTATACATGATGCTTGACAACATTGCCGAAATGAAACGTTTTTTTATTAGCTTACAAGGACGTGATGTTGATGCGAATGAATTATTAGGATACCTTGGTTATGTGCAATACATAGAGGATGCCTTGAAAGAATTAATGTATGACGAAACAGCTGCAAAAAATGGAAAAGAATAAAAAGAAAGAAGATTCGGTAGAAAAAAGAGAGACTGATCTAAATAAAATGACTCCACTCGAGATTATCACTCGTTGTGGGGAGTTGCGCTACTCGCTTACGCAGATAATCGCTTTATTGCGTCCCCGGCTATCAAATGACGAGATTCTTCGGGTAACCCTTGCAATGCGAACTCCCGGATCCGACGAGTATAATGCTTATGAAACCGGGATGACTACTGCAGATTTCAAGTTGCAGTCTGAATTGCTGGAACGAGCCGGGATGGATAAAGATTCCTACGAGGCATTTACCGCGGAACAACGTCGGCAGGCTATTAATGCCGCACTACAAGATAAATTCGGGATATCCGGATCGTAAACCTGACATTAGATTTTGCACCCGCC